TCACAGTCCCTCGCTTGCTCGTAGAAGTTATTTATAGAATCCTTCTGCTCTTTTGTAAGCCAACTAGGTGTCGCAGAAGACTTTGAGGCTCTATAATTAGATGAATACCCCCTATATTTACTAGGGTTTATTCTGTACATTTCAAGCCTGCTTGTGTTTATTTTATCCCTGTTATTTATTAAGTAACTTGAGCTATAGCTTCTTGCTTTGTCAGGGTTATCTCTGAACCAATCTTTTGAATAGTTAGGGTTGTTTTTCCTAAACTTCTCATTACCAGCCACCCTAGAGTCTTTGTTGTTCTGCCTATATAACCTTTGAGCTTCTTTTATCTTCAGCTTGTTTACTTGTTTGTAAGACTTCCTACACGTATTACAGTAAGCGTCCAAGCCGTCTTTTGTAGACTTATCTTTGTAAAAAGATTTATTAGGTAAAACCAAGTCACAAGCCCTACACAATTTAGTTCCTATTGTAAACCTCCATAAATCTCTCATCTAGGATGAATATAGTCTCAATGTCTCTGTGGTCAAGCCTATTACCAGTTATTTCCATCCAATCTTTAATCGTGGAAGGCTCTAGTAAGGCAGGACCATTAAAACCTTGGCTTCTACGGCGGTTAAGAGATGTAAAGGCAGACCAGACACCAGCTAAAACACTTGGGAAGTCTGTCGGGGGTTCCAAGTCTTTTATCCATAGTCCAGTCTGCCTTTCCACTTGTTCTAAGTGTTCTCTTTTAGTTGTACCGCTTGCATCAGGCTTGTTGAGCATAAACTGGTGTTCGGCCCACTCAAGTAAATCTGATGCTAGTCCTGAGTAAAAACTTCAGCTTCGGATACCCCATCTTCTACCAGAGATTTAATCCAGTCAATGTCTTGGTACAGCTTCTTAGCAGCTTCCTCAGTAAACTTAGGTTTCTCACCACCAAGGGTAATGTTCCAAGCCTTAGTGGTCTTAGCAAGCATCTTAATAGAGGCTACCTCAAGTTCTTCTGCTGTGATAACATTAGACTTCTTGCCTTTAGATTGCATCTGCTTTAGACGAATGTTAGTCTGTACGTGTACAGCTTCCTTGTATTCCTTAGAGTGGGGTAGGTATGCCGTAATGGTCATCTCACTACCGTCTTCATTCTTTAGGGGTTCAAAGGTCGTAGGGTTAGTGATTACTACATCAACAGTGTCAGTAGTAGGGATAAAGTTAATCAAGTCCATGTCGGGATTTCCTATTGTTTTGATCGGGTTTTGATTGGTGTAGCAGGCTGGAACCTAACCCGACGATAAGCCCCAGCCCTGTCCCCTAAGATGGCTATTGCCAACCTAAGGGGGTTTCTTAGGCGCTTGTATCAGGGCGAGAGATAACCAAGTTAGAACCTTCTGTAGCATCATAGAGAGCCACGAAAGGCAGGGTAATCACTCGTGAACCTGTGCCACCATCTACAGGTACATCAGCGCCGTTAATCTTAATACGAGGGAACTGGAAGCTGTACTCGTTAGCACCCGTAGGGTCGTCTACACTAACGATCAACTCACTCTCGACTTCATCAATAAAGCGGGTAATCAGTGAGGCGTCTTCAAAGTATGCCGTGAACGTACCTTCGATAGTAGCCATACCATACTCAAGGGATGGTGCAGAGTCACTACCTACAACAAAGGTTGCTGCTAGAGCGTTATCAATGGTGAAGTTAATAGACGTAACAATCGCTACAGTAGAGGCACTAGCTACGTTACCAATGCTAAGGTCACCTGAGTACGAGTCAAAGGGTTGAGCAGTGGAGGCAGTATCTACAGTCTTGCCTGTACCACTGATAGTCATATCCTTGCCTACCATAGAGAGGGTAGCAGTAACCATCTGGTTAGGGGCAATAGAGATAGCTAGGGAACTAACCGAACAACCTGTGAACACACGGAACTGACTAATATCGTTAGCTGCGTCTTCAATAGAGAAGTATTTAGGTGTAACACCAGTTTTAAGTACATCAGGTGCAGCTACGGGTGTAGCATCCCACACACCAAACATAGCACCCTCTAGGAACAAGTCGAAGTCACCATCACGAAGGTCAACTACAATGTCACCACCAACTTTACGGTTACCATGACGGTCTACTCGTAGCATACGGTCAGGTTGGATTTCATTCCCTTGAACACGATCTTTGGTCAGGTTCAGAGAGTGGGTATTATATGGTAGGGCAGTAAAGTTACCTGCTGGTGTAGTACCAAAGGTGCTTTCTACAATGTAGCTAAGACCGCTACGGCTATTCTGTGCAAAGGCCATAAGAGGCTATCTCCTGTTAGTTGTAAATTTGATACCCGATACGGACAGGGACCATAAAGTGTGAACCTTCCGGAACACCCAAGTCTCTTTCTGCATAGCGAATGTGGATGTTGATTGCCCCAAGACTAATATCAGTAGTAGCCTCAAAAGCGTCTAGTATCTTATCTGCCAGATCGTCAGCAGCACTTGGTCCTACACCTTCAGGTACAAAACACTCTATTAGGTAGTAACCTTGGTAGTACATCTGAGGATTAAGACCTCTTACAGCAGGCTCCCTAAGTGTAGGGATCATACGGCACTTGATGTAGGGTTCGTTGGTAGTGGGTGTGAAAGTTACATTTTCCCAAGCTATGCTAGGTATGTCTGTAACCCCTGATAAAGCAACCTCGAAAGTTGCCCTAATATCCGAGTATATTGAAGCCATTACATAAACCTATCCCTAACTCTACCTACAGTCTGAAACCTCTTATCAACCTCTTTAGCGTCCGATGACCTGTTCACTAGGACAGCCCCACCTTTTTCTATTATCTGGGTTTTATATGCAGCGGCATCCGTAAGGATATTCTGCCTAGCATCGGCTTTAGCGCTTGCGGTATCCTTTGAAGGTTTACCCTCCCTTTGCCTACGGCGACCACTACTAGAGCCAATGGGTCGTATGGACCAAGATTCTACAAAAGCACCAGTGTCAACGGGGGATATTTCTACTGCGTATAGACCAAGGCTTGTTAGCTTTTCCTCTATAGCGTCACCGTACAACTCTTGTAGCTTAGTCATCTTAGCTTGAAAGCTAGGACTAATGGTTACCTGAGTTACCATAGGTTATTCCCTTACTTGACAAGTGTAGCAGACTAGGCTATTACCTGAGTAAATCTTAGAGACGCCTACAATCTTAACCGTGTCACCCCTACCTACAATAATATCATCAGCATCAGGCTCAGGGACTACTACACCACTTGTGTCTAGGTAAGGGATAAGAACCTTACGGTCACCCATCACGATATTGTCATTACCCATCTCACTCAGGTTATACTCTGCGAAGTAAGCCTTAACCGTGTAGTTTGTAGTAGTGTTAGTACCCGTAGAACCTGTAGCTGGGTTATAAGCTGCGTAGGAGTTCTTGGTTAAGGTTACATCACTACCAAACTTATTAACCAAGGTAAGTAGCCTATTACTCATTAGTGCTGACATCTAGGTTATCCCTTACTCATCGTAGCTAATGACATTACCATTATAGTTAGGTGGGTTATGAAACTGGTCCCTGCGGAAGGAAGGTTGTACTCGGTTAGTCTGTAGCCTAGCACCTTCAATAGAGGTCTTAGTGATACCACCAGCGTAGACACCGAGTTTAGCACCAGCAGTCTTACCTTGGTACTCTAGGTCATCAGCTAGTTTAGTGTATTGCTTACTTAGGTTAGAGAAGTCTGCGGACAGTTGCCCATCTAGTTCTACATTAACCTCACGAGCGTACTTAGATGCTACAACTCTAGCTAACCAAGAGGCAGAGAAGTAAACATTGTTACCATTCTGTCCTAGAGAGAAATTAACCTCAGCATCTTGAACCAAAGGCTCTAGTGAGTTAGTATCACCTAGCAGTAATCGTGTAGCGTTAAGACGCCCTGAGGCCGTATCCGTAGTAAGGTCGGTATCATCATAGGAGAAGGCCATCAGGGTATCCTAGCTATAGTTATTCTTGTGTGGTAGCTTCAGTCTTATCACCTAAGACCTTATCTCGCAAGGTGTAGTAGATTTCCTCTGACCACTTATTAGAGTACATCCACCCTCGGATTAGACCCCTTTGTTTAGTAGGGATAGCAGACTGACGAAGGCGTTTAATCTCGTAGTCCTTGGTGGATACTGTACGGCTTTTAAGTTCCGCGTTCAGGAGTGTTACTAAAATCTTTAGTTGTGCGGCATCCATCTCGTGTAGACGATCACCAACTTTATTCTGTGCCTCAAGGGCAGGGTTATGATGGACATAACCAATGGAGTATAGTTTAGCTACAGCACTTTGGTCAAACCCAAGGTTCATCCATTTGTACTCTTCACCTTTGACCCAATTCTTACCACCACTATTAAAGGGGATTTTAACGAAAATAGGCCAGTCGATCTGCCAACCTAAGTAAATAGGGTGGATTGGTGTTTTATCTTTCATGTGTGTGACTTCTCTTTTGCTTATGAGATACTGTTTACGTTCTATTATTATTGGGCAACTTATGTTACCTGTGTTTTGTGGGATACCCCAAGTATTACTACAAAGGGTATCCCTAAGCTATTACGCTAACGTAGTTGCTTACGCGACGATAGTGTTGAAGAACACACCCAAGTTAGCGCCTGTGACTTTCATATCATAGGCCATTTTAACTTGGATCATCTCAGCAATCTGTTGGCGCTTCAAAGCATCATCCGAGAAGGTTTCTACGGTAATACCCATACCCGAAACACCGGGGATAGAGTCCCAGCAGAAGGTAAGACCAGCAGCAGGGGTACGAAGGCCAGCCCGCTTAGGACCGTGTACCAACATAGCCTTCTTCGAGCTAATGAAGCCATTGGTGGCCGTAAGGCCCTCAGCAGCAGTATTAGCGACAGCCTTCATAACGAAGAAGTTCTCTACCTCGAAGATTTCAGCCAGCTTGGCATTAGTAACCAAAGCAGTGTTCGTGATGGTAGAACCACCGTTCAAACGGGCCAAGATGTCAGGGTGGTTAATCAGAATGTCACGAGTTTCTACATCTACCACCATCGTGTTCATGTCGAAGCCACCAGACTTCAGGAACGAGGTACGACGAGCAGTAGTGATGTCTACGATTGGTGTAGAGTTCGTGTAGTCCGACCACTGTGTCACTTCAGGTGCAGTGTCGTTATCAGCGTTAGCTACACCAGTGTACTCAGTACCCCAGACACCAGTCTTGAAGAAGGTATCCGCGAACTGCTGCTCACGGTGAATCTTCAACTGGTTTACTACATCAAAGGCTTGCTGTGCGCGAGTCTCAAGCATCGAGTCCTCGTTAGCCAAGTCCTGCTCCGAGAAGTCAGCACCAAGGCCGTAGACCTCGGCGTAGTAAGCGTCCGTAGACACTTGCAGGCCGATACGTTCAACTTCAGTACGCGGGGCCAACTTCTTTACGTTACCAGCACGATTGGAGTCGTCTTGGTTGTAGATGTAGTATTTATCCGACTGTTTCGATACGGATACCATTGGGAACACTTGGTCCGCAATGAA